AGGAGCCGATCCGATAGAACCGGAGGCCGAAGGACCACCGGCCGAAGGAGCAGAACCGGAGCCGGTTCCAATCGTAGCACCGACAGATGCACCGGACTGGCCGAGAACAGCAGCAGGATTGACACCGGCCTTCGCGAAGCGCTCGAAGACCTTGGAAGGGTCATTGTAGGTATTTTCGTAATCGAACATCGATTTATCATGCTCCAACTGATACTCGGCACTTTTCGCCATCTGCTCGAGAGCATACTGCTGCTGAAGAGCCATCTGCTTTCGGGCATACTTCCACTGACGTTTAGCCGAGATACCTCCGAAAAGGGCATTGCCAAGGCCGCTACCGGAAGAACCGCCGAAAGACGAAACCGCACCAGAGGCGGCCGACATGCCGAGACTTGGTAAGAAACCCGCAGCCATAACTTATCGCTTTTTGAGATTACCGGTCTGCTGGTAGATGATGGTCGTAGTGAGTGTGTCACCGGACTTGAAAGTAGAGGCGGACTGAGAAACCCTATGGGAAGTCGTACAACTGGCAAAGATCGCTACGACAACCATCGACAAGATCAATACGATCCACACGATTGCTTTATTTTTCCCCATTTTTCGATCCTTGCCGATCCGATCGGCGACATTGTCCAGATTTCTTTTGGTCGAATTTTCTTGTGTAAGCATTGTAATAGACTTTAAGGTTTGAAAGAACGATAGAAAGCGTACGCGCCATTCAAGCATTCATTGCCTATTTCCTTCCGACTTCACGGACTCTGTCAGGAAGGGGCCGCGCACATATCTAAGAACGTCAAGTAAAGGCCCTACGGGCGCTTTCTTCAGTATACGTCATCGCTATCCAGAACGCTGAATATCAGCAAGAAACGTAGTAACCTTCTCATAGCTGTTTTTGGTCTTATACGAGGGAGTTCCATAAAGGAACTCCCTGTCTATTAAGGATTTAGTACGGCCGATCAGCCTCACGGCCGGCCTATACCGGTCTCCACTGTGCTACGACCGGTCGATCGTGCCTTCGGCAGAAGTGGCAGTCTTCTGCGAAGACGCCTTATCAGCCGGACGAGAATCGAGGGCCGAATCGACCAGTTCCTGTCCAACCTCAAGGCCGTCGAACTTGTCCATACGCGAGTAGGCGTTCGGGTCAAAGTCGATCTCCGGATCGAACTTGTCCATCGCGGACTGAGAATGCGAGTCGAATTTGGCATCAGGCGTGCCGGGAAGGAGGTCGACGACACCTTCACCATTGAGAACGGAAAGTATCCTAACACCGCGAGAAACATACTCGGGCGAGGGTTCTGTGAAATTTAAGTGTGCCATAACTAACGATTTGCAAGCCGAGTGGCAAATGATTTATTAACAAGATTTTTCTTTTGAACCGAATACGAAAGATTGACGAAAAAGTTATCCTCTCTAGTCGAAGCGAACGGGCTATTGACAGTAGACATATCTACAAAGAGCGTCGCATAATTACTGTAAACACCATTCTTATTGACAGGAGCGACCGAGGAAACAGATCGAGACTGGATCCATTTCTGAGTCGTCGAAGCGTACGAAGACAGCGATCCGAAATCTCCAAGAGCCTCATCGTACGAAGCGCGGAACTCATTGAAGCAGGGCTCACGATAGAGCGTGATGTCACGACTTATAGTACTCGAGTCGGGAGCCGACAGATTGGAGAACATGGTGAACGGAACTTCCTGATAACCGATATCGTTGTAAATCGGATTGAAGTAATCGGCACCCTGATAACGCAGGTAATCCGGCTTGATATTCTGCCAGTAATATACGGGACGGATGCTGAACATATCGATCAGATAACCGGGCTCACGAAAGAAGTAGGACTGCCGTCGGCCCAGCTGAGTGTTGAAGGCGATCGAACCACCTTGCTGGCCGAGGAACGACGAAACACCGGCCGAAGGTCCTCCACCTGCAACGGTCGACATGACGATTTGAGCGTTGACGGTCTGCGAAGCCGAAAAGAGAAGCTTCGGACGATCGACATGTTCGATGCGCGAGGCGAAGAACGTCTCAAGCCAGTCCGAATAACGCGAACCACCGGCACCAAGAAGATCCTTGTATTCCTGCAGCCGCGCGGCAACCGCCAACTGCGGAATGCTAGTGATACCGGACATCGACACGGCATCGGATGTCATATTACCCGGAAGGAGGCGAGAAAGTCGGTCGGGAGATGACGGACAGACAGCCAACGGATGGGCTTGCACGAAGAGGTCTACAAGAGAGACGGGGCCGGCTGACGTGGCCACACCGTACTTGTCGGAAGGATGTTTAGTATTATCGCCCGAGACGAATAGCGAAGTGTTGGGAAGATTCTGCGTAATTTCAGAAGACGACGGCGCTAACGTAGGATCCCCGGTAATGTCCGAATTGATAATGCTGACAAAGAGACCCATCCTGTTGAAACCGGTCTCCGACATACCGCCGTCGGGAAAAGCGCCGGGATAGAACTGCGTCTCGAAAAACCTATCCAAGTAGGACAGATCACCGAAACGCTGACTGAAGTAGGAACTATGACCGGTGTGATTAAGAGCGTAATATAACTTACTACGATCATAAGTAACAGCCCACGACATCGGCCATGCGAAAGAGTAGATGGGGTATTGGCTAAAACTATAATAGTTACGAACGATATCCCAGTACGCCAAATAAGAGTCGGCATTCACCCAAGCTGTACCGACAAGAGCCTCGGACTGAATATGCGAAGGAACAGTCGTAGTGTGGGAAAGCGGTGATCGCTGAACAATGCGCAACCAAGCCGCAAGCGAGTTGGAGAAGGGCTCGCCTTTATAAAAAGCGCCAGAACCGGAATGATTGACATACGTTCGCAAGAAATTGAGCGACAGATTGTTCATGTCAAAATCCGAACTGTTCGTACGCAACTCGGGGTGGTAAAGCTGAAGAGGCACCCAAAAGCGGTGGAGACGGACCGTGTAAGGATTGAACGTCGGAACGGACAACGGGTTACTGCGAACATCAATACCTTGGGCGATCTTTACACGATCACGGGCGTTGATAAAATCAATCCGGACCGGGTAGAGAATGCCGGGAGTACACGTAAATGCCTTAGATTCAGGCAAATCATACCGCGAATATCCATTCACGGAATGGGAAATGTAAGGTTGTTTAGCCATAAACAAGTGATTTATTAAAAATTACGTCTTCCGGAGGCTCGAGGCCGAATGCCTGCTTCCACACCGGAATGACCTGCCTAAAATCCAACGTAATGAAGGGTTGACCAATATACTTCTTTGATACAGAGTATTTTAAGTAGGTCATCATTCGTGAAAACGAACCTTTGTTAAAGGATAAGGATGACGGATCGAGGGAATACCTTTTAGCAAGCTGAGCAAGAAAATTTCGCACCAAATCATCGCCGAAATAAAGTGCATAACTACAAGCAGAAAGAATCGCTTTTTGCTCTTTTTCAACCGGTTGCAGATATCTGTCATAGTAACGAGGAATCCTATACCGATAACCGCCAACCT